TCTGTGCAGTTGACTGCATTGCCGGCATTGCCTGCAACAGCCGTGACGTACAAGTTATTGAGTGGTTCATTACCCAGTGGATTAACTATTACTACGTTCGGGTTAATCACAGGTACACCTGATTTAGCCACAGAAGAATCTTCTATGCTGTTTACAGTAAGAGTAACTGATAATTTGAACAACATCAAAGACCGAACGTTCTCGATGACTGTAACTGGTTTTGTGTCGCCAAAGCTTACTACACCCCCTGGAAATATTTTAAGTGTGAACGACAGCACGTGGGTAGAATTACAGCTAAGCTATGATAATCCAATACCTTCAAATCCTATAGAAATTAATGTCCTAGATGGAGCGTTACCCCCTGGATTAGAAATGAATAGCACTGGACTAATTAGGGGATATGCTGAACCCCCCATTGAAACTTTAACTTTATACGACATAAATTCTACAATCACTGGCACCAATGGGTCAACTAATGAGTTAACCTGTTTAAGTACTGCGGGGTTTAGACTTGGCAGACCAATAAGATTTTCAGGAACGTTAATAGGGGGACTGTCTTCATCGTTGACTTATTACATTAAAACAGTTGTGTCTAACACAAATTTTACAATAGCTGCTACGCAAGATGGTTCTGTTGTCCAATTAGTTACTGCGATAGGCTTTATGGTTGCATACCTTCCAAACATTACCATTGGCCAACCTACTATAAAAACTTATAATTTTAATACCATACTTCGTAGCCCATTGGGTACATATATGGCATCCTATTCAATAACTGTCACTAATCAGCGTACTCCTAATAATCAGGGAGGACCCGGGTTACTAGCAAATAATCGAAAACCTACTATTTATAATACTAGACCCCCTAAGATCAACTTAAGTTCGGCTGATTCTTACTACGGATATTACTTATTACCTAATGAGATAGATGGTACTACATATCCTAGTAACGAAAGCGCGTTTATGGGTACGTTCACCGCCGGGGATTACTTTTCGTTTAAAGTAATAGGACATGATTTTGATGGTACGAACTTACAGTATGAATTTTCTGGACTCCCAGACGGGTTGAGTGGTAATTTAAATACTGGATGGATTACAGGAACCCCGATAGTCACAGAACCAAACCTTACCCAGTACTCATTCAGTGTGATAGCACATAAAATTTCTAATCCAGCGATAAAAAGTTCAACCTTCAATTTTAAATTTAACATATCTAATGTTATTACTCCCGATGTGACTTGGGTAACTCCTAGCAATTTGGGTACGTTATTGACAAGTACTATATGCACCAAAAATGTTTTAGCAAATGCAGACGTTCCACTAGAATATAGTTTAGTAGACGGCTCTCTTCCCTCAACATTAACTCTTTTGTCAAACGGAGAAATAGTAGGATACGTAGCAGATGAACCCAATAGCAACTTATTACCTCTGGGTGGTATTTCTGAGTTTAGTTTCACCATTCGTGCATACTCACCGGACTATCCTTTAGTCACCTCAGATAAAACCTTTAAATTATCTGTGCAAAAAGTGTTTGAACATCCAACTGACACAGTTTATATCAAAGCAACTCCGTCTATCTCTAATAGAAAAATATTAGAAACATTGTTAACTGATGATTCTATAATTCCGCCAGAATATCTATATAGACCAAGTGATGCTTTTTTTGGAAAAGCAACTAGCGTAACATATGAACATGCGTACGGTATATATGCTAGCGATATAAATCAATACTTGGACTCAGTTACTAAGAACCATTATAATAGAAATATTACACTGGGCGAATTAAAAACGGCAGTGGCTAAAAATGAATTTGGGGAGACTATATACGAAGTGGTGTATAGTCAGATCATTGATGACTTGATAAATCCTAAGGGAATCAGTGTGAGCCAAGAAATATCTTGGCCTAGGCGAATAAATTTAAACTTGGGGCCGTGGTACAGTAGTGCAACTGACATTTATACTAGTTATGTAAATGTATTATCTCAGGACTACTATACTAGTTTGTCTCCGGGGTCTACTAGAATATTATATCCTAATAGTTTACCGAACATGAGAAACAGAGTCGCACAAGTATTGGGTCTAGAAGATGACAGTAGGTTATTACCCTTATGGATGACTAGTCAACAATCAGATGGTAGTACATTAGGGTATGTTCAAGCTTGGGTTATTTGCTATACTAAGCCAGGGTTCTCTGCTACAATAAAAGAAAATATAGAAACAATGTGGACAAATTCTGCCGGTAAGCCGTATACATTAAATCAAATTGGATTTAACTTAGACCGATTCGCTGTGAATAAGACGTTGACATATAATTACGACAACAGTGCAGTGCCGCCCGCGTGGACAGGGCTACCTAGTGCAACACCTGCGCCAAATCCCATTAACAGTAAAGATTTTTATGTTTTGTTTCCCAGAGCAACAATTTTACCTGACAACTCTTGATATATAAATAATACATGGAATACAACTTATGAGTACAATTAATACTAACGGCATCGATGTCAATTACCCTATACCTGGGGTGAATAATAATTCACAGGGCTTTCGAGATAATTTCACCTCAATTAAAAATAACTTAAATGTTGCAAGTACCGAGATATCAGACTTGCAAAACAAAGTAATATTAAAGTCTGCACTCGCGAACACATCACTAAACAATGATATGGGTAATGCATTAATAAGTAATGCATCTACCTTAGGTTTTAGGGCCACGACTTATAATTTAGGTAATTCGTTGTCAGGTACAGTTCTAATAGATGCTACGTTAGGTGATGTGCAATACGGCACTGTAGCAGGCAATGTGACTCTTCAGTTCGGTGGATGGGCCCCTGTGGGGACACAAAGTAATATCGAACTTCAATTATCTATCAGTAACAGCAATGCTTATATATCTTTTCCTAGTCAAGTAGTTTTCGCGAATAATAACTTTGGAGTAACTACGTTAGAAAATTATTCAAATATCGCTAACGTACCCACGGTGACAGTACCAAATCAGGTGACACAATTAGATTATCGATTAAGTTCAGTGGATTGTGGAAATTCAGTAGTAATTGAACCATATAATAGACCTAGAATTTCTACTCAAATACAAAAGCGTACTCCTCCTCCAACTGGATTACCAGGAGATGTTTCGGGTACAATAGCGCTAGGAGAAACTTATAATCAACTAACCATTGGTAATACTAACGCAGCGGATTACTTTACGACAGTGGATACGTCTCAAATATATAAAGACTTGCCGATTGTGTTTACCGGCGTGAGTATGGAAGCAAATATTGCAATAGGAAACACCTATTTTGTGCGTAATGTTGTTTCTAATACTACATTCACAGTTTCTTCTACTGTTGGTGGAGCCAATGTTAACTTAGCTGGAAACTCTAGCCCAACTAGTGCAATGTTCGGGAATCCAGTATCTTACACCTATATATGCACCGATACATACGATGCAACTACTTATGTTAAAATAGTTACTAACACTACGGCAACTACTAACGTCATAACATTAAACAATACAACTGGGCTGCAAATAAATTATCCAGTGATTTTTATAGGTGATACGTTTGGAGGGATTACAGCTAATACTGTGTATTATGTCAAGACTATACCCTCAGGCACTACAATAACAGTCAGTCGATCTAGAACTAATGGAGTAGCAGATTCAGTAGTTGATTTATCTACTGCCACCGGAAGTTGTACAGCAACCATTTACATTGGGTCAGATATATGGAAAAGATCGGCTCTATCGGCTTGGTAATAAATATTTGTTATGCAACACCCATTTATAACTGACCTGTCTGCTAAGACTTTAGACGAGCTACAAACGAATATTTCAACTATAAATAATAAATTGAACTTTGCGTATAGAACTCAAAACGGACCATTAATACATCAATTATTGATGGTTTTAGAAAGTTATAGAACAGAATACTCAAAGAAAATGGATGACATGATTAAAAAACAAAACATTCAGACTAAAATTAATATTCAAACCGAAAAATGAGCGCTAAAGTTTCTAAAGAGTTTTTTTTCTTGGCAGGTCTACATTTCGAAGACATGTACCGAATAAACTCATATGAACTAACGGTACATCTAGATGTGGTCACTGAGATACCAGAAGAGCAACGCATTGCTATATCCCGGATAAATTATCTGTTCTCAGACTGTTTAGAGAATTCAGTATTCGTCAACACTAAACACAAAGCTGTAATAGATAATTACGCAAAAGCCAAATTAAAAGTTTGTATCCTACCTGACGACCCATATGATCAGATCATAGCAGCATTGGTGTTACAAAAAATAAATCACATTACTGAAGGTAGATTGTACGCCTCTAAAATAAAAATCAAATCGTCGTTCAATGACGGTGTAAGTTTTTACGTATCAGACGGGGATGACCATGATTGTTTCCATATCAAAAATGCTTGGTGGCTGAATTCATCAAATTCGATCACTGATAAAATCAAAATAGAAAATAAAAAGGTCGTAGAAATAAAGAAAGAACCTAGCGATTGGACATCTATTGGGTTGTCTTGGAAACAAAGTGACGAGAAATGTAACGGTATAGTGTATATACATTTGGATAAATGAACCGAATGTCTTGCAATTACCTCAATAGTTGCTATCATAGCAGTTATGAAAATAGATATGTATGGACAACTAATATACACTGAAGACGATCTTTGTGAACTTCTAATGAAGAATCCGGGTATAGACTTTAAGTATATTTTTACTAACCAAAAAATTGAAATACCGGAAGAATTGTTTAACGGGGCTACACCAAACTTAGTAGAATATCAACAATCTACCCAGTCGTTAGAACAATTCGACATAGAAACTAGGGCAGAGTGGTTGATGCCACAGGAATATAAATCTCTCGATATAGCCAAATATGTGTTAGACCAATGCAAGACGGAAGCTGAATTGCAGCGTGCTGGTGCAGAATTGATCTTGTATCAAGACCGCGATATGTTTGATTTACTTAGGTATTTAAAATACTTAGTAGATACTATGCGCAAACACAATATTGTATGGGGCGTAGGTCGTGGAAGCTCGGTTGCTAGCTATGTATTGTATTTGATAGGGATTCATAAGATAGATAGTTTGTATTTCGATTTACCAATTGAAGAATTTTTAAAATAAGGAGAAAATTATGGGTATGTACAGAACCGCATTAGGAAAGCCAGTTGACATGTCAGCACTAGCGGCCAAAAATGAAAAAGTGAGAGCAGTGGGTAACATGAACGTTAACTCTAGAGGCGACACAATTGATGCTAATGGTAAGGTTATAGTTCCTGCCACAAGTAAAGTCAATAAGGCATATACACAGACTATAGGAAATAGGTCAGCGCAGCACGTTAAAAACCAGCGTCAAGCTAAACCAGTCGCTAACCATGCACCTGTTAAAAACGAGGTCATGGAAGAATTGACAGACATAGAAAAAGAATTAGAACAATCATTGAATGATGAACTAGAAATAGAACAGATCAAAGCATCTGAGATGGGAAAGTATTAATGGAAAAGAAGCTAGCATATCAACCGCATGTAGTTAAAAAACTGCATCCTCTTAATGATTCTATCATAGTCAGTGATATGAATTTCGATGAACGGTTGAGTTCAGGTGGAATAGTGTTGTTGAATGATGATACCAAGAGTTCAGGTATCAGACCCCGTTGGGCTAAAGTATATGCGGTTGGTCCTGAACAAAAGGACGTAAAAGTTGGTCAATATATCCTAATTAGTCATGGTAGATGGACTAGAGGTGTTAAAATAGCGGATGACACAGGCAACCATACAATACGTAAAGTAGATAATAATGATGTACTTTTGGTCAGTGATGAACCTGTAAATGACACCACAATGAGCGATAAGGTTATATAAAATGAAATGGTTAAATGATTGGTTTGTCAGGCGCTGCCGCGCCGCGTTAGCTCCAGGTGACGAAAAAGACTACCTCCGCCCGGGAAAAGAAAGCATGTCAAGCATGTCTCCAGTCCGAACGCCCGATGGTCCTGGAATTACGTTTGTGGTATATCCAGCGCACGGTGGTACTATAGTAGAAGTCAGGACATATGACAGTATTAGAAATACCCCGCAGCTACATATTGTTACCAAAGATCAAGATTTGGGTCAAGCGATCAGCCATCTCATTACTTACACTACACTAGCATCATGAAACACAATTTGTGGGTTGAAAAATTTAGACCTAAAACAGTAGACGAATATGTTTTCGTTGATGATAGACAACGAAAACTAGTTCAACAATGGATCAAAGATGAATCAATTCCTCATCTTTTACTTTCGGGTGATCCTGGTACGGGAAAAACCACACTAGCTAAAGTGTTGATACATGAGCTTGGCATTGAAGAATACGACACGCTAGAAATCAACGCGAGTCGAGAAAATGGCATCGATAACTTGCGAGACAAGATTAACAGCTTTGTTCAAACGATGCCATTTGGTAAATTCAAAATAGTTCTACTTGATGAAGCAGATTTTTTGACCCAACCGGCCCAAGCTGCATTGCGTAATGATATGGAAGCATATCATATGACTGTTAGGTATATTCTTACATGCAATTATCAGTATAAGATTATTCCAGCGTTAAAATCACGATGTCATGAATTTCATATCACTAAGACAGATATGACAGAATTCACTGCGCGGGCTGCGACAGTATTAGTCCATGAGAATATCGAATTCGAGCTAGATACACTCGACAGTTATATTCGTGGAACTTACCCTGATCTTAGAAAATGCCTAAACCAGTTGCAGGTAAATAGCTCTGGGGGTAAACTATTACCTCCTCAATCGAGTACATCAGATGAACATGCGATGCTGACTGAAACAGTTCAGTTATTCAAAAATGGCAAAATAATCGAAGGTAGAAAGCAAATTCTACAATTCATCAGTTTGTATCCTACCCGAATTGACGATGTGTATCGCTGGGCATATGATAACTTAGATTTGTGGGGTACTACTCAAGAAAAGAAAGATGCAGCAATTATAACTATTAGAAATGGGTTAGCTAGTCTGCCACTAGTGGGTATTCCAGAAATCTCAATCGCAGCTACGATGTGCGAATTGACGACGTTATAATTAAGGAGATATATTATTCGTTATTTATTAATTCAATTTTTTAGAAAACCGGGGGGGCAAATAGATGAGCAAGTTTCTGTTTCCAAAAGGTTAAAAACATCTGATCTACAAACTTGCAATGTAATCTTAGATTACGCTAATCAAAAAATAGAAAAATGCATTATTGAAGGCAAGCCAGTTGACACTGATTGGCAAAAAATGCATAGTTACTATAAAAAGATTTATCCTAATCTAGTAGATCAGCTAGAAAAGGAAGCAGTTATTACAGCTAAGTCTAAGTGAAAAACGGGGCATATGCCCCGTTTTTGTTATGAATACATCCTTAATACGTGTTCAATTATCCTGTGTCTCTGTACATCACGTAAATCAAATTTACAAGTCACCATACCCGGAACTTGGGTTTGGTGTAGTCGTTCGGTCAAATCCAGCAATCCGTTTTGCGGTGTTTTGCGATCGGCTTGCTCAGTATCGCCGGTGATTACTATTTTACTACCAACACCAATACGTGTCAGTATAGCTTTCATTACGTTGGGTGTAACATTCTGGCATTCGTCTACTATAATCCAACTGTGCTTGAATGTCCTACCTCTTATAAATGCCAACGGCGCAATTTCAATAACTTGCTCATCTAGCATTTGTGCGATTTCTTTGACAGAATAATACTCCCTAAGTACGTCAATCATGGGCAAAACCCATGGTTCCATTTTTTGATTTACGTCTCCGGGTAAAAACCCG